ATGAGGCCAAGTAAAAGCGTTGCGGGGACACTTCGGGATATGTGCCAACCTTCACTTTTGTCCATTTTTAACTTGTAGACTTCCAGTAGGTCCGACCAGTAGCTGCAACCGCCGTGATGCGTGTCATATCTTTGCCAGCAGTTGTCCACTTATCGTCTAGCAACTCTTGCTCCAAGAGCATTACGATATTCCCCACATTCTTCTTCTTCTCGGGGTCATCCTCATGCTGCATCTTCATGCCGCCAATGACGTTTTCGATGAAATCGCAATGATGCAAAAGTTGCAGGTGATCGCGGTCGATTTCGTTTACTGCCATTTTTAGGCTCCTTCTAATGTTGCTATACGCGCTTCAAGGGCGTCACATTTTGCTGATAGTTCTTGAACTGCTTTTACGAGTATTGGATATGACCGAGCATAATCCGCTTCAAGTTTGGCTGGGTTTTCCCAATTTACCAACCTTGTGCGGGACGCAGAGCTATGATCGGCCTCAACTTCTGCAAGCTCTTGAGCAATGAAGCCCATGTCGGGCCTTGCGCCAAAAGACCCATCTCTACGGTTCCAAGTGAACTTAACTGGACGCATACCGTTGATGAAGTCCAAGCCGTATGGCAAGTCTTCGATGGCAGTTTTATCTCGCTCGTCTGAAAGGCTGGAAATAGTCTGTACGTTGCAGCGGAGCGAAGTAATAGCATCGTCGCCAAGTGTTACTTCGTTCGTCGCTGTGCCGCTGGATGGCATACTATGCGCGCCAAGGCATGTAACATTTGAGCCAGTTGTTAGCATATTTGTACTGGCAAATGCGGAATTGTAATACCCGGCATTCGTACCGATTAAAGTGTTGTCAGAACCTGTATTAATCGAACGCCCTGCATTTCTGCCGAAACCTACGTTTTCACTGCCAGAGGTGACGTGCCGCAAACACAAAGGCCCGGAGGCCACATTAGCAGCGCCACTGGTTAGAGAACGCAAGGAATCATAACCTGTTGCGGTGTTGTAGTTTCCTGTTCCACCATCGTACCCAGATTGATATCCAATAAAGCAACTGTAATCGCCGCCATCAAGATCGTAACCAGCTTTGGAGCCTACTAATACGTTGTAATATGATGTGCTAGTTTGTGAGTAACCAGCCTGATAGCCGACACTTACAGAAAGAGCCCCTCCAAATGCGTAACCCCCCACCGCCGTTGCGTAATTGCCGCCATTGGAGGCCGTCTGAGCACTATGCCCGACAACTACGTTCCAATCCCCACTATAAAGATTGTCCCCAGCGTTGGCTCCTACTGCCGTGTTGTAGTAGGGATAAGATGTAGAAGATCGTCCTAAAGCATCATATCCGACGCCAACACTCTGAAGATGGTTACCATCTGACATTGCGTCTGCACCAACAGCAACAGAATAATCACTGTTATAGTCGTTCATTGCCTGATAGCCGATACCTACGTTGTAGTCTTGACCACCAGTATTGTAACCCTGGGCATAAGAGCCAATAGATACATTATAACTAGAATTGACAGTGTTAATACTGGTAGCTCCACCAGCAGTTGTCCCAATAGATATGTTGTGACTACCTGTTTCGTTCCTTCTGTTGGCCCATGCCCCTATGGCGATATTGTGAGTCCCCGTGGTAAGACCACTCGCTGCAAAGTCGCCCACAGCGACATTACCGTATGATGCATTGGTTGCATTGGTTAATGCGCCTGATCCAATAGGAATGTTCTTGAAAGTGGATGTACTTGGATCATCAGGCCAAGAGCTCTGCCAAAGCATTGCCGTGCCAGTTTGATCCGGCAGTGTTATTATACGGTCAGCGGTAGGGTCTGCATTGTAAATGTGTGTTTGATAGTTATCATCTGTTACACCCTCCATAACGATCCGACTTCGCTGGGCAATATTATCAATGGTCAAAACACCGCCAGAAGTCATTAAATTACCGCCAGCAGTTATGTTAGCAGTAGAGTCTATAGATTGCGCGGTGATATTGCCAGTAAACGTGCCGCCACTCGCAGGTACATAGTCAGCAGTGTCAAAAGCCTTAACTTGATCAAGGTTCGTAACCTCAGAGTCCATAAGTGCACCAGCAGCTTCTACGTTTGCAGTAGTTACTGACGCATCACTTCCAGCAGGCCCTTGAGGCCCCTGTGGTCCCGCAACGGTGCTATCAGCACCATCAGCACCATCAGCTCCAGCAGGCCCTTGAGGACCAGTCGGACCTTGCGGCCCAGTGACACTGTTGCCCTGTGGGCCCGTTGGTCCCTGTGGCCCAGTTGGTCCCTGCGGCCCAGCCACAGTGCTATCAGCACCATCAGCTCCGTCAGCACCATCAGCTCCAGCTGGGCCTTGAGGCCCTTGAGGCCCTTGTGGCCCCGCAACTGTACTATCAGCGCCATCGTTGCCTGCTGGTCCCTGTGGTCCAGCCACAGTGCTGTCAGCTCCGTCAGCTCCAGCTGGGCCTTGAGGCCCTTGAGGGCCAGCCACTGTACTATCAGCACCAGCAGCACCGTCAGCACCGTCAGCACCAGCAGGCCCCTGTGGTCCAGTAACACTATTGCCTTGGATACCTTGTGGTCCTTGGATACCTTGTGCGCCTGTGTCACCACGAGGAACTGTTAAAACACCTGTTGAACTGTCGTATGAGGCGCTAGAGCCAGCAGCACCTGTGGCTGCTGTCAGACCAGTGATGTCATCTTTGTGGCCTTCAGCTTCGAGTGCTGAAGCAGCAGCTGCGTCACGGGCATTCTCAGAGGCAGACTGAGCGGCTTCTGCTGCAACTTTAGCAACACTAGAGGCCACGTTTGATACTTCTGAAGCTGCTGCGCTGGTTGCACTTGCTGTGGCACTAGCTGCGCTTTCAGCGGCCTTAGATACAGAAGTGTCAACGCTGGTGGAAGCCCCTGCCGCAAAGGATGAAGCTAAGGTTGCAGAGGCAGCAGCAGCAGTAGCTGACAGAGCCGCTGCGTTCTTACTGTCTTCGATTGCACTTATATTGTCTGGCACCACAGGGTTAAGAAGTGGAGAGTTTTCTGGGTCAACTGGTGTAATATCAGGATTGTCAGCTGTGACACCAGTATTGCTGTAAAAGGACGATTTAGCCATTAGTTACCTCAGTCTGTGTAAGTAGAAGTTGGACGCATAACTTGGGCCATACCAGAGGTCTCAGCGGAGTTTGCTTGGTCCTGTAGCTCAAGGAGAAACTGTCCTGACTTTGCGTCAAACAGGGGACCACGCTCATCAAGGAAGTAATCAGAGGCATAGCTTAGGGCCGTGTAAGTCAGTAGGTCTGAGGCAATGTTAGTAATAGTGTTGGTGGATGTGTCATCAGTCAGCTCATCGAACTCGCCATAGTAGTTAAGGTAGATGATGCCAGACGTTGGATTAGGGGAGACCTTGATGACCTCACGCTCACGACTGAAGTATTGGGGACTGCCAGAAGCACCAGTCTTTTGCGCTGCGGCCATCTCATGCAAAGGCAGACGCAAAAGGGAAACACCATCATACTGTAGATCAATGATCTCTAGCAGATTGGAGGGCATGACAACCTGTGTCAAAGGTGTTCCAGAGGTGACTGAGTAAGCCTGCTGCTTCTCCATGGATGGAATACGCAGTACACGCTGGATGCGAGTGAGGGCCTGATCGATGAAGGTATCGGCCAAAGCATCACTACAGTCGCTGCGGTTTAGTAGAGCCTTAAAGTGGCTCCTGATTTGACCTTTGTTCATTCTAGTCCCCTTGCTTCTGACAGCCAAACTTGCTGCATGTCATTGGTGTCGTGCATCCCTTGCAGGGCTTGAACTTGCCTGTAGTTTTATAAGCCATCTGTTAGACCCTTTTCTCGGTTGCCATGAAGGCACCCATGTCTTCTGTCTGTAGCTTGCGTACAATTTGTTCGCCTGTAGCTTCCCAGAGGTCAAAGCCTTCGCGGAGCCACTTCTCAGCCACTACTGTTGGAATAGAAGCAATCCTGTGGAACTCACCCATAGGCTTCGATGTACTATCGTTACGAGCGTCTTTGAGGTCATCTAGGAATGCTTGGGAAATTGTCTGTGTGTGCTTACGCACGAGGGAGCCTGCGTCCATTATGAAGTCTGTGTTGGACTGGATGAGGTTAGGCTGTTCTTTGGATGTATCGGTCAAGAGAGCGTCCTTCGCCCCCTTGAGAATACAAAAGGCCCACCCAATAAGCACACAGTAAGGAGAGCAAAACCTATGTGCTTAGAGAGTGGGCCAACTAGAGACCTAGTGGTCTATAGTATGCTTATGACAAGCCTGTGATTGCTACAGAGTCGCCAAAGTTAGTGTGTTTACAAGATACCTCGCCGACAATGTGGTGACGATCTGAGTCACCGTTCTTGGCAAGGAGTGTGCGTGTGAATGGACGCAATGTGCATGTCTTGAACATGGTAGGGTCGATCAAGAGAGCGTGTGTTGTCTTCAGCTCACGGTTGAGCACAACACGGTATTCGCCATATGGAGACACATAGAGGTCGATAGCATTGACCAATGTCTTACCTTGAGCGATCTCACGGTTACGACCAGATGCTGCTGAGAAGCCAGCGACAATTTGGGCATCCTTCGGGCAGATCATGAAGGTGTCTGGCTCTGAGCCGTTGTTGTAGGCTGTTTCACCAGCTTCCAGCAATTTTGCTTCGGTAAGCGGATCGGTAGTTCCCGCTCCTGCATCTAAGGTTGTAGAAATTTGGTTCAAGATAGAAGTCATCTGACGAGCTACAGAGGCTGAACCAGCTACTGCTGCTTGCTCAACACCAACCATGGCGCGTTCATAGTCTTTCTTGATTTCCTTGAGTTTTTTTGCAAGTTGCAGGCCAGTTTCCTTGGCTCTTCCGTAAGTAGCAACCGCGTCTGCTGTTGCAGATACTTGGAATGCCTTGGTCAAGATTTGGGTGTTCTGGGTACGCTCTGTTGCATCTGTGAGTGTCAGCATTGAAGCGTCTGCACCCTCGACTGCGGCGTTTGCCTGTGAGTCGGCCAGTGCGTCTTCGAGGAATGAGAAGGTCCGTGCGGATACTTTCTCGTTCTTGAACATGCTTTGGCATGGGGTAGCAAAAGGTGAGATTGAGGTGATAATATCGGAAACGTCTTCCTTCTTACCGACCTGATCGTATGTGGTATAAGTAGCCATAGTATTATAGTCCTTAGATTATTTGGGATTTGACAAGGTTAAAACCTAGTTCTCCCAGCGGCTCATTAGAGCTTCTGCAATATCGTCTAAGTCCTTTGCACTACTCAGCTCTGCCATGGCCTTCTGCTTGCGCTTGGCCTGTATTGCTTTGCTAGAGGGTGGGGACTTCTTGGAACTCAAGACCTTGGTCTTTCCGCTCTTTGACTTCTTAACTTTGGCTTTGGCTTTCTTGCTTTCAGCTGCTTGTTTTGATTGGTCATAGAGTCGAGCTTTGTTGATAAGCATTATGACTTGTGGGTCAGTGTACTGATCAACCTGTTCTTGAGGCAGACCTGACTGCACAGCGTAGGTGCGGATTTCTCCATACAGTTCATCACCCCAGTCTGGTAGATTTCCTTCAAGCACTTTGATGCACTCTTGAGCTGCTACTTTGACTGCTTCTTGGTTCTGCTGCTGCACACCTGTTAGAAGTTGCCCACTCTCCTCTTTGAGGAACTTTAGGTCATCTTCTGCTTGCTTTGCGTCCTGTCTGAACTGTGCAAAGGTCTCGGGGTCCATTTGCCGTGAGGCCACCAACATATCTATGTCAGCGTATGGCTTGTACCGTTCCTCTGCCCGTTCCATTAACTTCTGATAAGACAGATGCGTCTTGGCTAGACTTTCGTCTGTTGCCTTGCGCTGGGCTGCTAAGTCTTGAGACTTTTTGGTTAAAGACGCCTCTTGTCCGTACAGTCGCTTCAAGTCCTTTACAGATACCTGCTTGGTCTCACCGTTGACTGCA